GAATTGTACACTATAATCAGCCGGATGTATGAGGATTATGCTCTTGGCACTATCCCCGTTGAATTGTACCAAGAAATGGTTTCCAAGTATGAGCAGGAGCGAACACAAGTGTCAGAAAGATTAGACAACTAAACGCAAACTTCATACAGCTTTATGCAAAAAAATAAAACGTAAACTTTTTTGTTTCGGGGTCTATGCTAATCTTGCTTATGCATCGGCGCATGGCTTTGTTTTTTGTTTTTGTGTCAACATCGGAATGCACCAGCTCTACAAGCCCGACTATTCTTTTCATAAATTCGAGTTTGTCTATGACTGGTGTGTTGCCGATTGCTTGCGTTTGCCGCAATTTTGATATTTCTGCGGTAATGTTTTCTTTATTCGTCTCGTATTCGTCTATTGAGTCAATCCCGCGTAAGTATGCTTGTTTTGCCCTCTCCAATGCTTTTTCAAGCTGTTTGGTGGATTCCTGCGATTTGTTTTTAAGCGGTTCGGCTTCTTTTGCCGAAGTCACAAAATTGCAGGAATCTATCGGCAAATTTTCCAAGTAGTTCAAAACAATATTTTCGGCATCCGGAACACCCAGCGAGCGACTGTTTTTACACGCTCCCATTCCAAAGCGGCCGCATCGGAAGCGATTGACTCCCCTTGTGTGCTTTACGTGTACATATGTTGAACCGCAAACAACACAACGCATGATGCCCACAAGCCAGTGTTGGCAAGCTGAACTTTCTCGCGCATAACGGGGCGTTATTTTTGCACGGGCTTCAATTATTTCTTGAACCCGGTCGAATTGTTCTTCGTCAATTATGGGCTTATGGTCTGCCTTTCTAAAAAAGGTTTCTCCGTCGCAGTTGTATAGCAAAAAGCCTTTGTATACAGGATTTTTTAGAATTTCGATTATTCCCGTTTTGTAAAAATTCAACCCGGTGCGTGTTTTGTAGCCTTTGGCGTTAAGCTCCCGTGATATTTCGTAGGTGGTTAGACCGTCTTCAAACCTGTTGAAAATCCATTTAACCAAATGGCTCTCCGCTTCGTCTTCAACAAGCGGCTGTTTCTTCACCGGACGGCAGTAACCAAACGGACTGCGGGAAAAATATATACCCTTGGACGCTTTTTCTTTTAGCCCCCGCTTAACATTTTCGGATAGTTCAATGCTGTATCTTTCGTCCATTACGGCGTATAGGGCATTCATGAGTATATCGGTTTTATAGTCCACAGATGGTTGCGTGATGCTGATAACGTCTATGCCGTCACGCTTTAACATATTGCGGTATACAATACTTTCTTCGTGATTTCGCGCAAAGCGGGAGGTGTGATAAATGATAATTACGTTAAATTTGTTTTGTTTTGCATCCGATATCATGCGATTGAAAGCGGGCCGCTTTTCTGCCGTGCGACCTGATATGCCTTCGTCGGAATAAACTTCGCTAAGTATCATGTCATTTTTAGTGGCATAATCCTTGATTAGTTTCAATTGACTGTCGGGGCTGTATTCCGTTTGCATTTCTGTTGAAACTCTAATGTAGGCTACGGCTGTTTTCAAGGTAATCACCTCTGTCTAGCGGGTATAAGTAACCGTTCTGTCCGTTGTGCGGCACGTTAATATAAGCTGATTGGCTGAAACTGCATAGAAGTATTCATTGGGGGAACCACAGGTATTGCCACATGAATCGGGGGTTATGCATATAGATAATATGCCGTGCAATGATGTCCAGCGCAGGTTAGATGCAAACTCCCCGGAGCCACGGAAGCCACCGCCATTTGACCCGAACACATAAAACGGTACCCCGTTAAAGTTCCATGCACCCACGATAGAATACTCGCCATCAGTTGATTCTACCAACGAAACATCTTCATTTTGTCCGTTTTGAACGGGCAAATCTGCGGACGGAGCAACCACATCAAATCCGGCAGAGCTAACGCCAAATATCGCTTGTGACGGTGAAAAGCCCGAAAATTCCAGCTGGTCAACAAGACCTTGTGCCGAAAACGGCATAACATCTAAATATTGTTGCGCCATTCTTGCCGCCTGTTCGTACCAATCCACATTGATATTTGCCACCGCGAACGATGCATCTGCCTGTGAAAAGCCTTCAAATTCAAGTTGTATAATCAATCCGCTACGAGAAAATGCTATAAAATCTATATAGTTTTGCGCCGCTCTTGTGGCATTTCTTTGGCTTACGGTTTCGGTTTCAATGGGTTCTATTTCGGATACAGGCGCGGGCGGCAGCGGGGTTGTTTCTTGTACAAAAAATTCACCGTCTCTGGTTGTGTAGCTAGGCACACCGATATATCCATGTGATGGAAATGTTCGGCTGGTTGGCGATTCGTCTGGTGATGGGTTGAATATCGGCCATGAAATGCTTAGTGCCACCACGAACACCACTACCGATACTGTCGCATATAGTGCAATCATGGGTTTACTTAGGTGTGAAACAATAGAACTGTTCACTGCGGTATTCAACGCCGAAAAGTCATCGTTTACGCTTTTGTCAAATTTTACCTGTACCACGCCGCGCCATCTTTGATGTACTAAAAAAACGCCTTTTTCTTCATTTTCGGCGGGTATAAATTCAACTTTTTTTATCTTTTTGAAAGGCAGTTCAACGGAATGCTCCGCACCGTTCCGCTTGCCGGTGATGACAATGCCACTTTCGCATAGAGTTACGCTACCGTTATTGGATTTTGCGGTCATAATGAGTACCTCCCCGATTATGTACCCTCGCTGTTTAGCGGGGGATTTTTAAATTGCAAAACTTCGCCTTTGACATGGGGAGGGCTTGCAATTGGAACGCCGTAGGCTTTTTCATTGTGCTGTTTTTTTAGTTTGTCCGCTTCTTTGGTGATTCTTTTTTGAGAAAAGAATTGCTTGCTGAATCCATCTCTGAATCCATCTCCGCATTTGCTTTCGCCAAATCAATAAGATTTTTTAGGGATTCGATATGTTCACGATTTGTTATGCCTTGCGTGGCAAGAAACTCCTCGGTAGTAATGAATATTGTTTTTACATCTGCATTTGGTTTGTCAGTCTTACCAAGCAAATAATCAGTTGTTACGCCAAAGTAATCAGCCAGTGCAAAAAGGTTTCTGTGGTCTGGCTCGTATTTTCCCTGCTCCCAATATGAAAGGGTACTGTTAGCGACCGACAGCTTATCTGCCAGTTGTTTTTGTGTGATGCCTAAATTTTTTCTAAGATTTTTTATTCGATTCATACTGTACACCTTTCAATTTACTTGAATAATATCACCCTAGAAAATAATTTCAATAATTTTGAAATAAAGATATTGACATTCCAACAATGCTCAAATATTATATGTATAAATTCCAAGTATCTTGAAATTAAGGATGGCGGTTAGATGCAATTCAAAAAGAAAAGAGAACTAACGGGAATGAGCCAACTAGAGGTTGCTACGAAATTAGGCATTTCAAACACAGCGGTTTCCATGTGGGAAAGCGGTTCAAGCAAACCGCGTATCGACATCCTCATAAAGCTCGCCGAATTATACAACTGCACCGTAGATGAGCTTCTTTCCTCGCAATCCCAAGCATCATAACCACTACGAACCCGAACAACCCATATCGGAATAGACTACATCATAGCCGCGAAAGAAGGTGCTTCATGAAAACCCAATATGTAATCGGCAAAGGAAAAAATGCAGAAACATGGACTTGCGAATCCCGATGGGAAGAATGCGGTACGCTTACTGATTTCAGCAAAGCGGAAGATATACGCCGATTAAACAACACTCAAATTGAAGCGATGAAAACCGCCGGGTTTGTTGTTGAAAACGTGCAATTGCTTGCGGCGGCAGTTTAACCGTGGCTGAAAAACATCTGCACGAGTACAGCGAAAACGATTTATTTCATGCCTTTTTTGACGAATGGGTAAATGTGTACAAGCGTGACACCGTGCGGGAATCGACGCTTCAAAAATATATTGCGGCGGCGGCATGGCTTTTGGACAATGCTTCCCATATAAAAATTGGTGAGCTGGACAAGCCAACGTACCAACGGATTATAAATGCATACGGAAAAACGCACGAAAAGTCTACCGTGAAAGTGTTTCATTCCTTGCTTAAAGGTGCAATAACTGCATTTATTGGGCGCGAGTATCTTAACGGCGACCCAACCCACGGCACAATCATAAGCGGGCGGCCGCCACGAAGCATTAAAGAAAAGTATCTTAGCAAACAGCATTTAGAAAATTTGATAAAAGTGTTGGAGCATGATGACGAGCCTTGCATTGATTTGCTCATCTTTCTTTTGGCAAAAACGGGACTTAGATTTTCGGAAGCATTGGCTCTTACTCCCGCGGATTTCAAGTTTAATGAAAAGAAGCTGCGGATTGTAAAAGCGTTAAACTATACATCATCACGGGGCGGGTTTAAGGAATTGAAAAATGACGCTTCGATTCGCACTATAACCATTGATAAAAATACCTGCACCCGCTTTAAGCAAGCAATAAAGGCGGCACATATCCAGCGTAACGAACTAATTTTCAAAGGCCCTGAAGGAGATAGAGTATTCAGCTCCACGGTGAACCGCCGCATCGAGATTCTTTGCGACAAAATAGGCGTAACGCCCATCACCGCCCATGGACTTAGGCACACACACGCATCTGTGTTAATTTACGCAGGCGTTTCCATAGAAAGTATATCTAAACGACTAGGGCATTCCAGCATTGCAATTACTCAATCTGTGTATTCTCACATAATAGAGGAGCTTAAAAATGAAGATTTCCAAAAAATTACTGCGTGTCTTGAAATGCTAGGTTAAATCTTTGGCGGGGTAGGGTAGTGCTAAAGTATAGTTATACTTTAGCGTTAGCGGGAAACAATGTTCGATTTTGGTTTTGTTTTCGCAGTGTGTAACTTGTTCCGTTTTTTAAGGGTATTTTTGCAAAAAATGTTTGCTTAAATTTTTTCACATAAAAAATAAGCCTTTCGGGCGTATTTTTTACCGCTTAAAAAGCGGTCAACCCGCGCAATAGCGGGATATTTCTTACTCAAATTTGGCGCGGACTGCGCAAAAAATATGGAGGGCTGCACATGGACAACCAAGACAATACAAGAAAAGTAGACGAGCTGGGCCGCGTGGTAATACCGTTTGAAATTCGGCAACGGTTGGGCATTGCGGATGGGGACGCGGTGGAAGTAATAGCAATTGACCACAATGTTGTAGTAACAGATTCAGGTGGATTTAAGAGTGTTGCACCACACGGCGGCATCCTGTTTAGACTTGTTAAGAAAGCGGGTGCGCACCGCTTGCCGGGGATATAGAGGGCAACATAAAGCGGGCGCGGGAGTATTGCCGCCAAATTAGGGATATGGGCGGAACGCCTGTTTCGGCGCATTTGATGTTTGATGGCGTTTACGACGATAACGACCCTGCGCAACGCAAAGCCGCACTTGTGGCAGGCCTGCAAATTCTTGAAATTTGCGACAGCGTGATTGTGTTCGGCGGCCGCATCAGTGAGGGCATGGCGGCGGAAATTGAATTGGCGGAACAGATAGGCATTCAGATAATATACGCCAACGCGAAACTCAAAGGGCAATGCGTGGGTATTGGCGCATGACAGGAGGTTGATTATGGGATTGATTGACGCTGATAGCTTAATCGCAAATATGGAGAAAGATTCTTCTTGGGAAATAAACTCATATGACTTTGGAAAAATCATGGAACACATTTATGACGTTCCAACCCAAACCCGTGCCACTGAATTGCTGGAAGCGGAGAATGACGGGCGGGTGATAGTTCTTCCGTGCGCGATTGGTGACACGGTTTACAGAGCCGTTCACGTTCACAAGTGTAGTGGTTGCCCAGATAATCTCTATACCCATGAAAAGTGTTCGCATTGCAAAATGTACGCGGATAACGGCGGCGGTTGCACCCGTGTAGATGAAAGATATGTACATGAAGTTAAGTTTTCTGTAGACGAATACAGTTTTTATACAATGAAACTACTCCGTGACGTTTTCCTCACCCGCGAAGAAGCCGAAGCGGCACTTGCAAGGCGGTGAGGATATGACCGCGGACAAGCTATGCGAAACCTGCCGCGAGCTGATGGGCGACGCTTCATATATAATAACGCCGTTTTTCACGATGCCGGCACAATTTTACATCTCACTTATACTTTCATTTAGCGGAGTAGTATGGCTGATAATACTACTGTTACGAAAATAAGACAGGGAAGCACAAAGGGGATAAAGCAATGTCGAAACGCCATATCAAAAATTTAGAAATAGGAACGGCGGCGATTCCAGTATTGGACGGCCTTAGCATTCCCATGCGCGGCAAGGTGCTAACCGCGCTTTATTGTGAAACAATCGGGACAGAGCCTGAATTTAACATAAGCAAAAATTTACTTGGGCGTGTTACTGCAATCCAAATCATAACGAGCCTATCTGATGAGCGGGTAGAAATAAGCACGGCGGCGATTCCTGTGCTGGAAGGTCTTAGCATTCCCATGCGCGGAAAAGTGCTAACCGTGCTTTATTGCAACGCAACAGGGACAGAACCCGACTTTAACCAAAGCAAAAATCTAACAAATATTGTTGCGGAAATCCAAATCATAACGCGACGCGCCAAAGAGCTTGACGAAAAAGAACTTCCTGCCAAAACAGAACGGCAAGAATATATGCGTCGTGTTCGCAGTAAAGCGGGCAAAGAAGGCGGGCGCGGCAACAAAAAGGATACCCGCGAAGCGGTCGAAAGCAAAAAAAGCAAAATGGAACTTTTAAAAGCAAACGAAAGCAAAAAAAAGCAAAAGTCTCAAACCCCAAGAAAGCCCGCAAAATCAGACCCTTTGGATGGTCAAATGCCTGTGGGGGTCTCTCTGATAAAATCGGATAAGATAGATAAGGATTTGATTGATAAAAATATAAATGATTCTCATACAAATCAATCTAATCATCAATCAATCACTATGGAGTGGTTGCATGAAATCGCGACGGAAATCAAGATTGAACTGTCTGCCGCCGGATTCTCGCAGGTTTTGGCAAGCATAACCGCCCGCATCGATGCCGCAGACAAGCCACCGATAGGCAATATTACAAACTACGCAAAAACCACCCTGCGAAATGCGCAAAAATCCGAAGCGCGGGCGGGTTACAGCAAGGGCGGTAAAAGTCCGCCCGCAAGCAATCCGCACCTAAACCGTTTCGCAAATTTCAACCAGCGCGAAATTGATTTCGACAAATACGAAGAACTGGAACGTGAATTATTAAACCAAAAGCTACCACCGACCGGAAGCGCGGCGGTGTAAACCACGAAAGGGCGTGTAATCATGCAAAAAGACAAAACCATCAAGTGGATTCCCATTAAAAATCTAGTGCCGCATCCAAACAACCCGCGCAAAAATCTTGGTGAGTTGGAAGAACTTTCCGCAAGCATAGCCGCAAACGGAGTGCGTCAAAATCTTATGATTTACCCCGTGGACGCGCCAACATACCGCCAAAAAACAGGCATAAAAAAAGCGTATAGCGGCGATTATTATATCCTTGCAGGGCATCGCCGCCACGCCGCGTCTAAAATTGCGGGGCTGAAAGAATTGCCTTGTGCCATTTACGATAATTTAACCATGACGGAACAAGTTGGCATGATGCTGGAGGAAAACTACCAGCGCAAAACTTTAACCATGGCGGAAGAAGCCGCCGGAATGCAACTAATGCTTGATTTAGGCGAGGACGTAAGCGGCATTGCAGAAAAAACGGGAATCTCGAAGCGTTCGGTTTCGCGGCGGATAAAAATTGTTAAGGTGTTAGGGGCAGACACGGTTGCCGCCGTGGAGCAAATGGCAGGTCAACCAATCAGTCTTGACGATTACGAAAAACTTTGCGACATCGAAGACCCCAATCTACGCGCCGAACTCACGGACAAACTTGGCACGGCAGACTTCGACCGCGCCCACACCGTTGCGAAAAACAAGCAAGTTACGCTGTCGTCAAAAAAGCAAATTTTATCTGCGGTGGAAAAGATTTCGCAAAAAATCGAAAACCCGGACGAAATTGAAAACCTAACGCCCGCCGAAAAACTATACCGTTTCGACTCCCAAGACCTGCAAACGGTTAACGAAACAGCAAAAGCGGCAAAGGAAATCGGCGCGGAAATCTATCACCTCGAAGACTCCGACGGCGCAATTCACGTTTACGTCTCCGGCGGCGCGATGGCGGCCGAAGTGAAAAAAGATAACGAGTACGACATCGCCGCCCGCCTTGAACAAAAAGCCCGCGAAGAACGCGCATTCAAGCTGGAAAAGGCATTTCAAGAAGCCTACGAAATCCGCATTTCCAATGTAAAAAGCCTAAAGCCAACGCCCGCGCAAATGGAAATAATAGAGCGCATGGAATTGAGCCTGTTGCTTTTGCCAACTCACTTTTCTTCATCCGCGCCAAAAGATTATGTAATTCGCAATCTGTTTGATATCAGGGGCGCGTTTGTGAAAGACGGCGAAACGGCACAAGATGCATTAGCCCGCCTAATTGACGAACCCGGTTGCAGTCGCAATGCGCTAAAGTTACGCACGGTTTACAGTTGCATAGAACCGGGTGCATCCGATAATATCAGCCGACTTGAAACCGCCTACGATTTCTTGGAAAGTCTGGGCTTCATCCCGTCCGAAGGTGAATGCCAACTACTGGCCGGAACACATCCGCTGTTCGCGAAACCCACAAGCGAAACCGAACCGAAAGCGGGCGCGGCATGAGCCACTGCAAAGACCCAATCTTTAAGACCTGCGCCCGTTGCCACGGAAACCAATCCACCATATGCTATACTTCCACCACCTACCATAACAAAATACTGGACAAACTTGACGATGGCGAACGCCTTTGGTTGCTGTGGGCGATTGCAAAAGCGGAAGGTTTAGATAAATATTTCAGCGGGTCTGTTTCTGATTTCGGAAAATCAGTACGCAAAATATATGGTAATACGGTTGATTTCCCGCGCAACGATATGTAAAATAAAAAAGCAAGCTGTGTGGCGGTTTTTCCCGCTGAATCCTTCCTTTCTACCTTACAGCACCAAATAGAAGGGAGGTGATGCATATGTCATTGTTTGAAGCGGTTTATTTGCTTCTAAACATTGCGCTGGTAGCATTGGCGTGGTTGACGTATAAAAGGAAAAAGTAGCCGCCCTTTTGGACGAGGTCAACGGCTACATTCCTGATGGTGTAAAGCTTTAACTATTCAGGGTCAGCGGGAAAACCGTCCCAGCTTGCATACATATCCAAAGTGAACAGCTCCTTCAAAAGTCGTTCACCTTGTAATTATTATATCCATATTGTAAACGGATAACCACACCGCGTCAATAAAAACAAAAACCGCCCACCAAAGGCAAGCGGCAATTGATAACGTTTCTGCGCGTACATGAAGTATATTATTCGATAAGCGGGACAATGTCAAATGTACGATTGCGCGGGAGGGCTGGTTTCATGACGCAAAAAGAGTTGAAGCAAATAATTCACTTAAAAAGGGAAATCGCGATACTTCGCAATCACGCGCCGGAAAATTGCGAAGATGATGGTGTGATTGACGCCCGCGTAAATGAATTAAACGCATTGATTGTTGCCACAGAAAAATTCATATTAGGCGTCCCCGATTCAAGAATCCGTGTAATTCTAACGCTACGATACATAAATGGAGCGTCATGGCATGATGTTGCCAAGACGATATATAAAAATATGACCGCAGATGCCGCACGAATGTGCGTTACCCGCTGGTTAAAACAAAACAGTAAATAAAACCTGTTCGTTTTGTTCGGCTATTATCTGATATCATTGTGGCACACACAAAAAGGATGATTATGATGCCGGACAAAGCGTACAAAACCTGCACATATCCCGGGTGTTCTGCACTCACAAAATCGCGGCGTTGCGAAAAACACAGCACCAAAAATCCAAACAAAGAATCGCAGTATGAGTATGACCGGTTTCGCCGTGATAAAAGCAGTAAATCGTTTTATAACAGTCCGGAGTGGATAAAACTTCGCAAGGCTGTACTTGTGCGTGATAACCACCTGTGTCAACACTGTTTGCAAGCCGGACGATTAACACCCGCAACAACAGTACACCACAAGCAACACCTACGGCACCGCCGAGACCTTGCGCTCAATGCGGACAACCTCGTAAGCCTGTGCGCACGGTGCCACAACCAAGAGCATTGACACCGAGACGCGCTACAGGCAACATCCCCCCCTATACGCAGAAATAATATGTAAAAATTTTAGACCGATGCCCGAGTATCGCGTGAGAAAAATTCCCAAATCAGAGATTTTTTTAAGTTGGGTGATGGTATGCCTAAACCGCCAAAGAGCGTGGCAATATTGAAAATCGAAGGGAAGTCGCACCGTACCAAGGCCGAGCTGGCGGCCCGCGAGCGCGGCGAAAAAGCCACACTAACAGGGGTAAAAATCAAGAAAAAAGATGCCGTCCGTAATAATATTATTGCAAACCGAGAGTTTACACGCTTGCAAAAATTATTAGCGGCAATTGATAAGGACGATGCCATTTATGAGAATGTTCTAAATCGCTACTGTCAGCTCTATGCCGAATGCCTTAATTTTGAAGTTGAACGGGATAATGTCTTTAAGTCAATAGATGAGATGAATCAAACCATGGGAGAATTAATAGACAGCGGGGATATTTCCTTAGCAGATTTTTATAAACAACGCAACGCGCTTTATTCAAGAACAATCAGTTTAGACAGGCAAATTCAAAATAAACGGGATATGATGTTGAAAATTGAAAAAGAGAACCTTATGACAATCGCGGCAGCACTGCGGTCTGTTCCAAAGCAAGACCCGGTTGAAGAAGACCCGCTTTCCGGTTTGTTCTCATGAGTACCCACGAAACCACAAAATATGCCCAATCCGTTGTTCGCGGAAGTTTGCGAAAAAAAGTTTGCAAGTACGAATATCTAGCCTGTTTGCGCCACATTAACGACCTGAAACGGCAAAAAACATCCGATTTTCCCTATGTTTTTGACGAAACACGCGCAAACGGCATCTTCAATTGGTTCAAAAGATGCCATCATGTGCGGGGGCCGTTCCAAGGCAAGTCGATAGAATTGCTGGACTGGCAAATGTTTGATATCGGCTGTTCGTTCGGATGGGTTCACATGGACACGGGTGCGCGGAGATTTAACGTATCCTTCGAGGAAAGGGCGCGGGGAAATGTAAAATCCACCGAAAAATCAGGGGAATGCCTGTATTTTATGTGTGCAGACGCAATTTATCCCCCCGGCAAGCCCGAAAAAGCGGAATTTGAAAGTTTGCCGGAGATTGAATGTGCGGCCGTTGACCGGGAACAAGCTAAGCGCGTGTGGGGTGATGCGCGAGCTATGGCGCAAGCTTCACCCGATATTGCAAGAATGTTGACGATAAAAAAGCACTCTATTGAACATAAAAAGCGCGGCGGTCATATTCGCGCACTGTCTAAGGACACCAAGAACAAGGATGGCGGCGCACCGTGTGGCGTAATCGTAGACGAATATCACGAACATCCAACCTCCGAGATACGCGATACGCTAAAAGGCGGATTTGGTAAACGAAGCCAATCATTTATGCGGATAATCACCACCGCCGGGAAGGATTCAGAGAACAGCCCCGCAAAAAAAGAGCGAGATACAGCAATAAAGATACTTGAAGGAATAATATCCGACGAAACATATTTCGTAATGATACGCGAGCTGGACGAAGAAGACGACCCCCACGATGAAAGCAATTGGCTGAAACCAAACCCAATTTTAAGAGGAGAAAGTGTATACGCGCAAAATTTGTACCGCGAAATTAAATCCGAACATGATTTAGCATTCGGAAGCGGCGACCCGTCAAAAATCCGCGAATGGATGACGAAGCGCGTAAACCGTTGGCAAGCAGACAGCGAAGAAAAATATTTCACCGCAGAACTGATGGACAAATGGAAGGGGCTTGCCGTTCCCCGTGATGAATTTCGCAAGCTGATTGCGGGTAAAGAGGTTTTTATTGGCGCGGATTTATCAAAATCTATAGACCTAACGGCAACAGGATTTGTGGTAAACCTTCCGGATGGCAGGGTTGCAGTATCCGCCCACGGTTTTATCCCTGCGGAAGGGGCAACACGGCACGAACATACCGACCGTGTACCATACCGTCACTGGGAAAAAGATAAATGGTGTACCATTACGCCGGGCGCAGTAACGGACTATAAGTTTGTAAAGTCTCATATGCAAAATACGTTGCACAACATCGGCTTGCAAATGCGCGAGTTTTGCTATGACTCATACAATGCCGTACATCTATCACAAGAATTGCGGGAGGAATACGGCGATACATCCATTGTAGAAATTCGGCAGGGCGTACAAACTCTGTCATTGCCAACAAAACGGTTTCGCGAAATGGTAATGCAGGGGCAAATTGTTCACGATGGCAACCCGCTTTTAACTTGGTGTTTATCGAATGCCGTAGAGGTAGTGGACAGCAACGAAAATATCAAACTTTCAAAAAAATACAAGAGTGATTCCCAACGGATTGATTTATTGGCGGCGGTAATGAATGCATTTACGCGGGCAATCATGTTTCCAAATACAGAAAACTTTAAGCTGGAAGTGTGGCATTTTTAGCCGTAATTACAGCCATCCGCGAGAGGTGATATGTTGAATATTCTCACACGCATAAAAAACATCTGGCGCGACCGTAGAAGCCGCAACGCCCAAACCGCTGTATTTGGCAATTTTAAAAGCTGGTTTTCGCCGCACAATATTTTTGCAAGAAAAAGCGAACATATCATAAGCAATAACGAAATGATTTTCGCGGCAATCACAAAACTTGCAAACGCAATGTCCAGCCTACCGTTGAAACTTTACAAAAATTTAGAGCATCAATCATCACACCCACTAGATTATCTTGTGTCCGTATCTCCCAACAATAGCATGACTGCGTTTACATTCGTACAGACTATGGAGGTTTTGCGCAACGCACACGGGAATGCCTATGCCCTAAAAAAATACGGGCGGAATATGGAAATTGAATCTCTAAACATTCTTGACCCGACTCGCGTAGAACCTGTTTTAGATAAAAAAACATCCGAGTTGTACTACAGGATTGACGCACCAACGGGAGTTTATTACGTCCACAATTATGAAATTATCCATGTCAAGCATATCAGTACAAGCGTAAAAGGCATAAGCCCAATTGATGTACTGCGGGAGTCAATTGCGTTTGATGGCGATATTCGTCGGATAAATATTGAACAAATGGACAATGCGATTAAGGCATCATTTGAGCTTAAATTGTCCGCAAATTTGTCAGCGGAAAAGCGAAAGGAATATAAAGAACAGTTTGAGGAGTTTTATTCAAAAAATGGTGGCGTAATAATAACAGAAAGCGGGCAGGAACTAAAGCCGTTAAAATCGGAGTTTATTGACACAAAGCTTTTTGAAGCAGAAAAAGTAACCGCGTCGCGCATCGCGTTGGTGTTCGGGTTGCCGCCCTACAAATTCGGCGCAGAAAGTCGCGCCAGTAACGAAGAACAATCAATAGGATTTGTTCAAGATTATATTTTGCCAACAGCTCGGCAATGGGAACTTGAATTAAACCGCAAATTACTATCAAGGGAAGAACATAAAGCGGGCTACGTCTTTAAGTTCAACATTTCGGGATTACTTCGCGCCGACACAAAAACAAGAGCCGAATTTTACACTAAAGGAATACGCTCCGGATTTTTCACGCCAAACGATGTTAGAACGCTTGAAGACCTACCGCCGGAACCCGGCGGCGACGTATTGCATATAAGTCGCGATTTACGCCCACTAAACGAGACTACGGAAGGGGACAAAAAAAATGGAACACGGTAAAAATGCCGCCATTGAAAACTGCGAAAAACGAACATTCACGCTAAAAATTGATGCAAATTCTATTGAAACGCGGGCTGTGAACGGAAAAAACACAGAAATTATCACCGGCAGGGCAGTGGTTTTTGATGAATACACCAAACTAGCAGATAGATGGGGCGAATCTTTTTTTGAACGGTTTTCTGCGGACTGCATGAGAGATACGTTAGGAGACGGGCATAAAATTATTATCCTATACAACCACAGCTGGGATAATTTATTGGGTTCTACCGTTGACGTGCTTACCCTTCAGTTAAAAAGCGATGGTTTGTATTTTGAATATACACCCAAAAATTTTGAACTTGAACGCCGGATAGTTGACCTTGTGCGAAGCGGCACAATTGATGGCTGTTCGATAGGTTTCAATGTAACAGACCAACAATGGGAAGAAAAAGACGGTAGCTACTTTAGGACAATTAAAGCGATAGAACTCCATGAGATGTCGCTTACGCCTATAGCCGCATACGAACAAACCAGCGTAAACATTGAATCTCGCAAATCTGCGAGTACGGAAAATGTACCGCAAGCTGATGGAAGCAATGAGGCGGAGGAGCGTTCCAAAATTTTATCGAATGCCGACGCGCTTCTTAAAAAAATAAATGGATAACGGAGGAAATGAAATGTCACTTTACAAAATGAAAGAACAGCTGGCAGTAATCGGAGTCGAACTTAGAACGTGTACGGAAGAAGTGCGTTCTCTTGCCGCAGATTCCGGTGCGAGCATTGAAACTGTCCGCGAGCGGCAGAAGTATCAAGGCGAAATTGAGGAACGGTACAACCTTCTTCGCACAGAAATTGAACGCGAAGAAGCCGAGACGCGCCAGCGATTAAAAGAAGAAAACCCAATTTCTATCACCGGCGGAGAAGAGCATCGTATGCAAGCGGCAATGGCGGAATTTATACGCGCAAGCGCGGGCATTGGTAAAATTTCCGAGGAAGCGCGTAATTTACTTGGAGCGATACCTACACCGCACGCAAGCGGCGGCGAAAAGCTTATGCCTGTAAATATTCAAAACACACTTGTTCACGAGCCGTTTACCACAAACCCGCTTAGAAAAGTGATTGGGGTATCAGACATTCCCGGACTTGAATTGCCTAAAATTGCCTACACCATTGATGATGACGGTTTTGTCAATGATGCTGATACCGCAAAAGAGCTTAAACTAAAAGGCGACAAGGTATCATTTGGGCGATTCAAAACAAAAATTAAGGCGCGGATATCCGACACGGTAATGCATGGCAGTGATTTGTCACTGGCATCATATGTTCAAAATGCACTTAACAGCGGGTTAGCGGCAAAAGAAAAAAGGGTTATTCTTGCGGAAACCCCAAATACAGGGGAAGAACATATGTCATTTTATGATACATCCAATGGCATAAAGCGGATTGGCGGGACTGATTTGTTCAAAGCAATTAAAAATGCCCTTGCAGACCTGCACGAGGATTACAGGGAAAGCGCGAAAATTGCTATGCGTTTTGCGGATTATTTAGAAATTATAGAAGCCCTGTCAAATGGAAACCGTACATTTTTCAACACTCCGCCGGAGCAGGTTCTTGGCAAGCCGGTGGAATTTTGCGACGCGGCGGTTAATCCTATAGTCGGTAATTTTAATTTTGCGCGTCTTAACTACGACGGGCCTATGATATACGACACCGACAAAAACGTAGAAACAGGCGAATATTTATTCGTTGTTACAGCGTGGTATGATGTGCGCATTTTGCTTAGTTCGGCATTTCGCATTGCAAATGTGGGTATAACAGACGGCGGCTCCGGTGGTTCGGATGGCGTATAGGGTAATACGGAGCTTTATTTACAATGACGTTCCGAAAAACATCGGGGACATTTTGGAGGCGGTTTCACCAGACGCGGCAAAGAAAATGGAACAACATGGCGTAGCTGTACCACTAACGCCCTCCAATTCGTCCCCGGACGAACCACCCGCGCCCAGTGCCAGCAAGCGAAAACCAAAACCTCCCAAGCAGAAAACGTAGCATGAAGCAAGGAGCTGCCAACTATGCCAGATGATGCGAGTACTCCCGCAACTAATTGCGACAAGAAAAAACGCAGTAACCTTGACGAACTCAAAGAATATCTGCGAGTTGACCATGACCACGATGACGCACAGTTAAAAATGTTAATGTGCGCGGCAAAAGAATACCTTAAAAACGCCGGGGTTGCTGTTTGCAACACGCCCTTGTACCGTTTAGCAGTGATGTTGTATGTTGCGGTTCACTACGAAAACAGAGACGGTGCGCAAAAAATGGACGGGTTTTCTCACGCGCTGCAAAGCATTATTTTACAATTAAAGGCGGCATAGTATGACTGTTGGCAAACTTCGTGAAAGAATAGGGCTTTACAAGGTGATTTCGCCACAGGGGGCGCACCAAATATTTAACCCTTCCCGCGAAAATGTAGAATTTCTATGTAATGTGTGGACCAAGCGCGAGGATAAAATTCAAGCAGCGCGATGGAACGCGATGGAAACCCTTAACATCTTGGAAAAAAAGCAATTTATCATACGCCACAGAAAAGACCTTTCCACTGATATGGCTGTAGAGTTTGGCGACAAGTTGTACAAAGTGCTTGCGGTGCAAGATTTAGACAATATGAAGCAGTGGACAATGCTTTTAACGGGGGCGGTGTGCGCGGATGAAGGCTGGAATTAGGTATCATGATAGCGATAAAATTGAAAAGTTCCTTAGCAATATAACCGCTGATACCGAAAAGGCGCGGGATAAATTCTTGCGTAAGGCAGGACGCGAAACAAAAAAAGCAATAATGCGTCATATGCCGCAAGATACATCCAACCCGCGACGGCATGATGGGCGCACTCGACTTGTTGACGATGTTAGCAGTCGCCTTGTGGAGGATAAAAGCTACGGACACAAGCAAGTGCGTGTTAGTGGTACACGGACAACGGGTACGCTTTGGCACTTAGTAGATGGCGGCGGTTACAAAAACAGGCGGGCTACTAACTTCATGACAAAAGCGATGAGCGAGGCGGAAAGCAAATTTGACTCCATCCTTGATATTGCGCTCAAAGAAGAATTTGGATGATGCCGATGGACTTAGTAGATGTGGTTTTCAAAGCACTTGGAGATATAACAATTGAAGGCATAACGCTTCCTGTGACACACATAACCCGCCCCCAAAGCATACCCGGCGTGTCATATCACTTTTATAATCGCAGACCTTCACTGTATGGTGATGGAATACCTATACGCGAAGAGGTTTATTGCCAAGTGACGTTATGGACAAAAGATGCCAACACAAAAGGCATTCCGGCGGAAATAGAAAACCGTATGCGTGCGCATGGTTTCAAGTCCCGCCCGGGGGATTACGATTTTGAACACCACGCAGGTATCTACAGCGAATCGCTGGTATTTTACATTGAATACGAAAAGGGGAATTAGCATGAATGAAAAGAAAAAAGTGGTAGCAAGGATAAACGTGCGGGATGTTCGTATAGCATTTTTGGTGACAGACGGGTCAGAAGGTGCAACTTATGAAGACTCAATACTAATCCCGGGTACAATGCAAATACAGCTTGCGCCACGGGTTGCATCGGCAGCACTGCACGGCGATGGACGGGCGCGGCATCAAGAAAACAGGGTAAGCGGCTATGATGTTACCTTCGACCATAACATGATACCGCCGCAGGTACTTTCTAAGATGAAGGGGCAAAAATATATAAACGGGATACGTCGCAGTAATGTAAATGCGCAACCCAAAGAGTTTGCAATGGGTTGGGTTGTTGATTTAATCGGCGGGGTAGAAGTGACATGGTTGCCAAAATGCCTTGCTTCACCATCAAACAAAAACATCCAGCAAACTACAGACACAGTTAATTACAGCACCGATTCACTAACCGTGGCATCATTTCCGCTGGAATATAACGGTGACTATGAATATATCGCAGATACCACGGACACAGAATCCGACTTTAACGAATCTGATGTTGCGGAATTTTTAAAAACAGTGCCTGCCGTTCCGCCGGAGGGTAGCATAGTTCCGGCGGAAGACAACGCTCTTCCTACAGGCATCACGGAAGATAGTTAATCATCTTGCGCATTGCATAATTCGTCAAGGGTAACGCCCAATGAGTTTGCCAGCTTGATTGCAGTTGATACCATGCAATCCCCTCGTTTTTCTATTTCTTGAATTGTACGCCGTGGTACACCTGAAAGGTCAACCAATTTTGGGACAGACAAGCCCTTGCCGGCGCGGATTTCTTTAAGCCGCATTGTCCTCATCCTTCCTGAAAAGCAACACAAAGCACAGGATAAACAGTGGCACTTTAGCCCAATCCAGCAAACTTGGATTGTTGAAGCTGCCATCCAAGATGTTTAAGATAACCAGCCCAATCAAAATTATAGCGATTGTTTTTCTTTTCATTTTTTACAGCAGACGTTATAATGAGTTCCCCCGATGGGGAGGGGGCTTATCGCCCCCTTTTGCTTTTGCGATTGGACTTGTTATCTGGTTGCTCGCGTTTGTCCTTCTTTAACAGTTTGCAGGCTGTAAGGACTAACACGGCAATTTGTAGCAAGTCCTTTATTATGCCAAGAATCTCACTTATGTCGTCCACTGTTCTCACCTCCTTTCTGAATTTATTATAGCACATTGTATTGTGCCATGTCAAGTATTTTTTCTCTTTTTTTACTACTTTTGCGCTAAAAAATTGGAGGATTTCCATGCCTAAAAAATTTGCAGTAACACCAATTGAACCGCTAATTATGGAATTTCCGGACGGCAGTACCCGTCAAGCGGCGTTTAATGTGGAAGCCATGATATGCCTACAGGAAGAATTTGGAGATTTGGCGGAACTGGTAAACGAAGAAATAGCGCGTCCTTATGAGCTTGCCGCGAAAATTTTGTATAGCGGGATGAAAACTTTTGACACTTCCGTCACGCTGGATGAAGCGCGGGCAATAATTGTTGGCGGCGGCGTGTTGCTTATGACAGAAATAATGAATCTTTTTGGGGAAAGCTTTGGCGAAATTGATGAAGAAGAACTAAAAAAAAATTTAATTCCGGCAGTAAACAAAATGCGGGAAAGCAGACCAGTATAAAATGGGACAACCTTTACTACATCTTTGTTATTGAAATGAAGCAGTCGGAAACAGTTTTTTATAAAAGTACATTGCGGAAGATTTTATTTTTAATTGATGAATATTTTAAATCTGGAGAAGACGAACCAACGGCACAGGGCGGCACGGTACAGGTGCAAGAAGTAAAAACCATGGGTAGCATAAGCAGAATGGCGCAATCTTTGGCGGGAGGGGATTAAAATGGCAAAGAAGGGTTTTAGGCGTACCATCACAATTGATTTTGATACTTCGCAAGTAGACAGAGGAGAAAAAAATGTAAAATCCGCAATGAGAGCCTTAAACTCCGAATTTGAAAAAAATGCCACAGAGATAAGGAAAAACGGAAAGGCATCGCAGGAGGTAGCACTGCAAAAAGAGGTATTGACTAAAAAAATTGAAGTGCAGAGTAAAAGAGTTGCCGAACTTCAAAAAACATACGATGATAAAAAAGATTCTTTGGGTGCATACGCAAAAGAAACGATGAATGCGAAAAATGAATTGAATAAAGCAGAGCAATCCCTTGGGAAATTAAAGAACCAATTAGCCAGCACAGATAATGCACTGGAAAGGCAAAAAGGTATACTTGGCGGAATTATCACCGGATTTGATGATTTTAGTGCATCTGCAAAAAGAGCGGGTGTTGATATTGATGCCGTGGCAACAGGGCTTCTTGCTACAGGCGCGGTACTTACGGGCGTTGGCGTTACGGCCGGAAAGATGGCACTTAATTTTGATGATGAAATGGTTAGGGTTAGAATGGCTGCCGCCGCCGCAGGTGAGTCAATAGATAACATTGAACCGAAAATATTAAGCGTTTCAAATAGATTTAATATTTCCGCAGGAGAGATTGCTTCCGCTGCCGCAAACATGATTAGTGCAGGGCAAGGTGCTAATACTTTGGGTGTGGCATTATCCAACGCCGCCGGGCTTGCGCGGCATGGCAATATAAGCATGGCAGAATCTCAAAAGCTTGTGACGCAGGCCGCATTGCTTTTCAATATGAGCCTTGAAGAACAAACCGTATTTGTAGACAAGGTTGCAAAAGCTACAGCCCTTGGAAATATCAGCGTAAGGGATATAACCGGGTCGTTGGAGAGAATTTCCCCCACATTGAGGTATGCGGGCATCGAAGCGGGCGAATACGTTGCCGCGCTGTCTGCCCTTACAGCCGCCGGCATACCTGCGCAGGAAGCACAACGTATGCTACGGTTTGTCCTTGAAGAAATGATAAAGCCGTCAAATGATGCGAAAGAAGCGGCGGACGAACTTGGCATTGCATGGGGAAGACAGCTTTTGCAATCCCATGGACTCACAGGAAGCATTATACATCTTGCAAATTCAAGCGGGCAACTGGGTGCAGAATACGAGAAGCTTTTTAGGCGGGCAAATGCCGGTATAGGATTTGGCATACTCATGCAGGAAGCCGACGTATTTAGGAAACACGTAGATGCATTGTCTGATTCCACAGGATTCATAAACGGACAACTTGAAATATTGCAAGAGTCTTCCGGGGAGCGGTTAAGAAGTTCAATCAATAGCCTTAAAAACACAATGATAGAGGGCGGCGGCGCATTTGACGACGTAGCAAACCGTTTGGCAGGGTTTATTGAAATGGTTGCTGGCATCCATCCGGAAACCATAACGGCAATATCCATTGTGGGCGGGTTTGCATTAACATTAGGCGGTCTTGTTAAAACAATCGAAGGCCTTAAGCGGGTACAGCAATCATATTTGATAGTGAAAGGTTTGGTACTTAAAGCTACAGGCGCACAAACGGTTGCAGAAAATATAGCGGCGATAGGCAGCGGGAAACTTTCGGCGGCAAGAGCAAAGCAATTACTAATGTCCGGTACATTGCAAAAAGCATATGCGGCGGAAGCAGTGAAGCGCAAACTTTTAACCGCCGCAGACCTTAATGCGGCAAAAGCGGCGGGCGTATTGTCGCAGTCAAGAATGATTGCAATAGGGAAAGCAGGGGGATTGACTGTTAAAAATACAGCACTTGCAAAATCAAACACTTTGCTTTCCAGTACAAATCTAAAGCTTGCGGCATCGAGCAAAGCGGCGGCTGTCGGTGGAAAATCTCTGGGTTTTGCATCAATGATGATGGCACCCAAGTTAATGATAGTAGCGGCGGCGGCAATTGCCGTAGCTGTTGCAATAGCGGCGATTGCAGGTCGGGCGCGTTCCGCAAGTGATGAAATTAAGAAAGCAACCCAAAGTTCACAACAGGGCGCGTTTGCAATGCAAAGACAGGTAAACAACCTCCCGCGCTATGCAACCGGAACAATGCACCATCGCGGAGGTCGAGCATGGGTTGGTGACGGTGGCGGGCCGGAAATTGTGGAACTTCCTGTTGGCACGAAAGTTCACAGTGCAAATCACTCACAGTTACTTACGGGTCAAGATAGAGAGAATGCGCAAGCACAAAACATTTACAATTTTAGTGAAGGTTCTATTGTTATTGACGCAAAATCCGTTAAAGATATGGCAGATGTAATTGAACTTGTCAAAAGCATAACACAAAGCCGTGTTGCGGTGATGGGGGTATAGCTATGGCACAGCAGTCGCCAACAATTCATACGCCCCCTTCCGGCGCGACCCATAACAGGAGAACCAACACGGGTATACCAATGCGTATTACAGTTGTGTTTAACGGCTGGATTGACAGAACCCTTGTTGTGGGGGTATTCAATCACAGCGGAACACCTCTCCGCTCCGGCTTCACTGGCTGGATGCAGAATGACAGCAACGCATTGATTAACGGAAACACATTTGAATTTACAATACCCGCAAATGAAATCATAGGCATCGGGATAATTCGGATATCCGCATTTGCATGGTCAGGAACATTAAGTGATATACCATTTACGCCGCCAGCAATGTCTACAAGTTCTACGGTGCATAGGGATATTACGGTGACGACAAATCCTCCGCTTGCCCCTATAAATTTATCACCCAGAGGGACTTCACAGAACAGAAACAACCCAATAACGATTTCATGGGAACATAATCCGCGCCCCGCAAGTGAAACAGGCGGGGTGGTTGACCCGCAGTTATGGTCTTTATTGCAATTTTGGCAAACAGGCAGCACGGAAACAACAAACGTTAATATACAAGGAACAACCAACAGCTTCACGATACCCGCCGAAACATTTATCACGGAAGCGTCTGTTAATTTCAATGTCAGAACATATGGCGGGAACGGTGCAGGGTGGGGGCCGCAATCCGCTAATGTAAGTTTTCCGCTGGTAACGATTAACCCGCCGCAACCCGCAATTAATTTGCAACCGTCAACTAGGCAAAATCCGACGCGGCAAATTCAGTTGCGATGGGAACACGTACCCGCTGGTGAGGGCTTTGCCGATTCGCAAGATGATTCAGAGGTGCAGGTGTGGCGTTCCGGTTCAAATACGCCCCCCAACGGTTTGCAAGCGATACCGGGGGAATTTGGCAACCGCCTAACCTTGATGGCAGATACATTTGAAATTGTGCAGGGCGAACCGAATCACCCGGTTAGATTTCGCGCACGTACACATGGCTTGCGCGGCGGATGGGGTGAGTATTCGGCAGTGCAAACTTTCAACCTTGCCCTAGACCCGCCGCTTGCGCCTACAAACCTAACGCCCAACGGTGCAACACAAAACCGCCGAACGGTGATTAATTTGTCTTGGCGGCATACATCGAACCCCGCCGATATGGACACTCAAACAGATTCTCTTGTGAGGTACAGGCAGGGCAACAGCCCCGCATGGGACGATATTACGCCAATACGCGCAGGTACATCTAACCGCTTAGATTTACAATTTGACACGTTCACAACCAACACGACGGTGCAATGGCGCGTTGCAGTAGAAACATTGCGTAATGGGGCAGGGACATGGAGCGCGGTAGCGACTTTTGCACTTTCATCCTTCGCGCCACAAGCACCTACAAACCTTGCGCCGACAGAAACACGCAACCCGCGCTTGCCAATGGAATTAACATGGCGGCACGTTGCTAACGAACGCTGGTTTCCGAATGATGGCCAAGTGGATTCATTGGCGGAGGGCTGGCAAGGCGATGACCCCGGCGAAGGAAACGGGATGCAATTTAGAGGTTACGCCGAAAACCGCGCTATAATCCCACCAAACACATTTACGGATTTAGTGCCGCTATATTTCCGCGCAAAAACAAGCAGTAATCTGGGTGGCGATGGACCATGGAGCGAGCCGGTGCAAATTCCACTTGCAATCACCCCACCGTTAGCACCTGAAAATATTGAAGTTCTAACGCAATTTCCAAATCCACGCGGCATAATTCGCGTGTCATTTACCCACACGAAAAACCCTGATGCGCATAACGATGCACAAACCGACAGCATTCTACGCATTTGGCACGACGAGCGCACACCTTTTTATTTCCACGGCGGAACCGGAAATATTATTGACATTCCCGCATTTACGCTTAGTACCGCTATTCCGACAGCATATTTTCAAGTTTGCACCGTCGCGGAAATAAACGGCGACGGCGATTGGAGCGAACCGGAAAGGATTGATTTGATGGCAACACCGCCCCACGCATCGGTGCTAACACACCCAGACCCAAGAGGGGTTGCCGTTCCGGCAACGGGCGGCGTATTTTTGCAATGGTCTTATAATTCACCATATGACACTTTCCCCTCCCGTTTTGATGTGCGGTACCGCATTGGCGACGTTGAATACACAGATGAAGACTGGGCTGAAAGTGACTGGGTATATATTCAAATTAATTCGCAGGACGGTATTCCCGCCGCAACAAATACCACAACCCGCGCCGAAACCATGCAAAAAAGACTTGAATGGCAAGTTCGGGCATGGGGTGAGTTGGGCGACATGGGGCGATGGAGCGGCATCGCAGTGGCTTTCATTATCGGAACACCTCAAACGCCCACGATTGTTACAGTAGCCAACAGCGGCAGACCGCAGATAACATTTTCTGCACAAAACGCGCTGGCATGGGAGATAGAAATATATGAAACTTTCCCGCAACATCGGCCGCCAGCTGAATCACTCCCCGATGAGTTGCAATATTCAACAGGAAAGCGGGTTTTCACGGGCGCATTTATCCACCGTGTAGAGCGACTTTTTGCAAACTCACTGTACCGCGCAAGAATACGGATATTTAATGAATATGATATTCCTTCCGAATGGTCACAAAAATTTTTGTTTTTCGTGGGCGCAGACTGCCCGCAAGCATTAACACTTACAACCGCAAATAATTTGAAATACGGCACTACTTTGTGGTTTGACGGTAGCGAGCGCACGGTGTACATCTACCGCGCAGAGTTGGTCAACGATGATTTTACGGCGAAAGGTGAATTTTTACGCATTGCCCGTGTTGTTGATGCAAAATGCTTTGAGGATTGGACAGCCCGTCCGGGGCAACGGTACAAATATTTCGTGCGTGTGGTCAATGCCGATTATGGATTTGCCGACAGTAATGTAAAAACGGCAAGGTCGGAATTTATGGAGACAACCATAGCTACGGCAGACACCCCCAAAGATATTGTTTCGTTTAAGTTACAACTTGGAAGAAGTCCCACCAAGGACGGTCACTCCGAGAATGCAAAAACTTTGACGCATTTCACCGGGCGCGAAAGGCCTGTTTTGCAAGTTGGCACACACATAAGCCGCGCGGAAACCTTTGAATTTTATGTATCTCTCTCCGACCTTGCCAAACTTAAAAAATTTGACCAAAGCAATAAAACGCTTATTCTCAGGGATTGGCGCAAGGGCGTGATTTACGGCACTATCACAGGGGGCATTAGGGATAGCGGCGACGGTTTTTCTGCACGCAGTCACGTTTCGTTTGTTTTTACAGAAACGGATTACCCAAGGGAGGTTGAAATTGAATGAATGTACCTTCCATCCAACGCAACAGCATTGGAAATCCCGTGACATACACGCCGCAAGCCATAGAAAACACCTTGCGACTAACAGACGGCACACGAAAAATATCTTTTCGTTACGACCTCTTAAACCGTCACGATATCAAAATAGGTGAGCTGGACGGCATCACCCGCGCCAAAATTTCATATGGCGAGTTTCGCGCAATAAAACGGTCGGCATCTTTTGGGTTGAACGAATACCAGCAAAAAAACATCAATTATCTTACAGACCAAATACAGCCGTGGTTTGTGCTTCATATGTCGGACGGCGGGACAATTGACTTTCCGTTGGGAATATTTTTGATTGAATCTCCCGCAAAAACGGCTACAGGAAAAATATGTACCCGCGACATTGGCGCATATGACAAGACAATCATAGTTGAACAGGACAAGCTAATGCGGCGGTTTTTCATCCCCAAAGGCACAAGTTACGTAGCCGCAGTTGAACGGGCATTGAATCAAGCGGGCATTGTAAAAATTAACATCGTGCCGACTGATGAGCCGCGGTCGCTCCCTTTCGATCGTGAATATCCGATAGGCATGAAAACACGACAAGTATGCAACGAACTCTTGCGTGAATGCAATTACACATCGCTATGGGTGGATGAAAATGGTTTTATGAGGGCAGAGCCATATATCACACCTGCACGGCGCGAAATTACACACATTTACGAAACGGGTAAGGATTCTGTTATTGCGCCGGAGATGGTAGAAAGACTTGATATCGCCACGCGCCCCAATGTATTTATACGGGTTGCACAAAATTTGGAAGGCGACAGAGCATTATATTCGACCATTGAAAATAACGCCATTGACAGCCCGATATCTATTGTTAATCGCGGGCGACGCATTGTCAATTTTGAAGAAATATATGAAATTGAAAGCCAAGCCGCGCTGGATGCATTTGTTGAACGCATTGCGGTTGAATCTACCAGCGCGTATTCACGCCTCACCTTTGGCACGGCATTAATGCCGACACACGGCAATGCAGAAACTTTGCTTTGCGTTTTTCCTGAATTATTCAACGTCCCGCAGCGGTTTCACGAAGTAAACTGGGAAATGCCGTTGCAATACGATGGCACGATGAAACATATTGCAAGAATGGTGGTGCGGCTGTGATACCTTCAATAGATGAATTTTTTGCCGAAATTTCAGAGCTTCAAGATAGGGTTTCCGCGCTTGAACGAACTACTATGCCGGAATATCCACGCATAACCGGATTTGATTCCGACGGAGTACCGCGCTTATTGTTTGACGAAGAGCGGACTGCGAGCCGCAAAAAATTTATGCAAATACAAAACCGTGACCTGCGCGAGGGTGACAGGATTTTGCTTTTAAATAACATAATAATGGGGACGTGGACAAGATGAGCATGACTAAACAATTTGACATCGCACTAAACACAAAGCATCAAGGAAGCCAACGCACAGATATTTTAGTAAATCAAGGCGACACGCGAAGTATCGTTTTTAATTTCCGCATTTATGACGATGTTAGCGAAATAAATTACGATGATGTTTCCTCCGCTGTGCTTGTTGTACTAAAGCCTGACACTAATTCCGTGGTGCAAACTCTTGAGCGGCGGGCTGGCGGTGGGTATACCGTGGTTTTATCGCAACAAGCAAACGCAGTTGTAGGTGTGGCAACGGGTTCGCTTGCGCTGTACGACAGCACCGACGCAAGAATAACGACGCTAAATTTCACCTTCCTTGTTGGACGCGACAACATACTTGAAACAATAGAATCTGCCACGGAATTTGACGCGCTAAAGCGGGCAATTGCCTTGCTTGAATCCACACTGCGGCTTTATGAAGAGTTCCCTCGGTTGAAGGTACTTGGAAGCTTCCAAACAGAGGCGCAACTTATTTCTGCATTTCCCGATGGCAGCAGTTTGGATGGTGGATTCTTTGTTGGTATTGGTACGAATGCCAGATATTTTTACTGGGACAGGCTAAATAACCGGTGGGCAAACGCAGACCCATGGCGGGGAGATGCAGGGTTTGGGATTCATGTTGTAGCCGGCCCCCGCACGGCACAACAACTGCATGACATGGGAGTGCGAGTCAATGACAGTATCCTCGTTACATTTCAGGCTACGCATCCCGGCCACACGGTTGCCGGAACAACAAGACCTCTGGGCGAAATTTTAACGCGCACAGGTGAAGCTATCGCAAGTACGTCTTTCACGGTAAGCGGGAATATTCGCGGGGTACAAGGCGCACCCGGGATACCCGGAGCAACCGGGGAACCGGGAACATTTCTGGTGGTTACAGCTGCCGCCATTACGGGTGTCCCCGGAGGGTTCGTAATTAATGATACATCCATACCCTCCCCAATACCCGAAGGGTTTACTTTTGCCTTGCGTTTTAATGCTTCAAGTACTCTAACTCCAACCCTTTCCGTAAACGGTAGCCCGCTTGAGCGTGTGGGGTTTATAACTCTTGGCAGATGGAGAGGGCATCAGTTTGCTCCAATGGAGAGCTTTAGTCCTCCAGACCAATTACTGCCTTTCGGCAGAGCTGTTGTCGTCAAATACAGCCATAATGTGGAGGGCGTGAACCGTGAAAATGTGTGGGCGATACTCGATGCACAAGCAAACAATAACCCTCACGATGGTTCAAATGCATTATTCACATCCGGCGGTGCATTTCTATTACGTGAATCCTTGCAAAATCAAATAGCTTCCATTGCCGCGGGTGTAGCATTTCAATCCTCTTGGAATCCTACCACGAATACGCCCGAACTGCCAGATGCGCCGACGCAAGGGGGAATGTATTGGATAGCCGGTGCCGCAGGTGAACGCTTTGGCCTAAGCTTTGAACCCGGGGACTGGCTTGTGGCAAGGGCAGACCTTACGTGGGATGTAATTCCTATAACCTTAGCCATCAAAACGCTTGTAGATGAAAAACAGGACAAAATTCAAATCCTTGGACACCACAATATTCTCACTGCACCCGATACATTTGGCGGTCAACCCGGGGCGGTTGAGATTAGCACCATAATGCGAACTCCCCATGCGCGAAACACTTTCGCATATTTTGAACCGGGCGGTATTTCACCGACGGGGCAAGTGCGGGGTGATATTCCTTACGCGCCAACCGTAGAGCGTGTAGACGAAACACACTGGGGGGAAACATGGGGACACAACCCGAACCCCGACCGCAATATGCTACGCCTTCGATATAATTGCGCGGGAAACGGTAACGATGGAAGCCAATCCGATAACGGCGGGCGCATGGTACAAGAGGTTCACAACAGCCGCACAGGGCAAACCGCATTTCTCAAACTTGGCGAAAGCGGCGGTATTCAAGCATCGGGGCACGGACGCAGTACAATAACAGACTTCGCAACGGATATGCGTACCCAGTTTGCGCGAACATTTGCAACAGGCAATTCCTTTTCCGGAATACACCAAAACGCGGTGAGTTTATTAACGGATGATGCTAATTTCCAATTGAATCAATGGGCGCAACTGCATCTTTCCGGTCATGCAGGTAAATTCATGTATAACTGGGCAAGAGATGTTATGTCCGGTAATTCACACAAAGAAATGCACGGCAGTGCCGCACATCAAATGTTCGATTTTGCAAGAGCTTTCATGTCCGGATTTACCAGCGACCAAATGCATAACTTTGCTCAACGATTTATGTCGGAACACAGCACCCACCACCAAAGAGGGCATGACCCAAACCGTAACACGCCCTTCGATGATACGCCATTGTGGGAGGGCGGCCCAGCAACAGGTTTCAGACGGCGCAGAAGTGCGCAACCTGCGGAAGACGGCGCGTTTTCCGCGCTTTATGACAATATTGCGTTTGTCATGGCGGGTGCGATTGATGATTTCATGAACGACCCCAATTATCCCGAGGAAGCGAAAAATGCGGCATTGGTTTTATGGGATACAACCCGCGCCCGCTTGGGTGTGCTTAATACGTCCCGTTTTCTAACATACAATACGGCAGATGTGCAGTTTGGCGGCAATTCGGAAACCTTTGGTGCGGATGGCACACTAACACATAGAAGCACCAACAGAAACAGCGGCTTTGGTGTTGACCTCATGTTTGAATCATGGGACGCAAACACGCTTGTTCACTTCTTGGCGGGTACACAGTTTAATGTAAAAGGCACGGGGTTTTTTGCCCGTGACGGCAAATTATTTATCGGGCAAAGTCAAGCGGGCGACCGCCCGGGTTCGGAAGGTTCACTTTTAAGGCTCGTTTTAACTACCGATGATTTAATGGCATTGGCTGAAAAACTTGACAACATGATGTCACCATCAGGGGCGGTTGCACTAAACGCTACAGAAACCATAAGTGCCGGGCGCGGAACATCCCCCCCGCAAACCGCTACGCCAATAACCGACTTCATGCGCAATTACTGCGAAGGGCTTTTCTCCAAAGAAGACGCTATGGAACTGGCAAAAGAAATTGAAGCCGCCGCCAAAGAAGAGAAAAAACGCAAAGCGAAAGAAAAAGCAGAGCGCGAAGAAAATCACAAAAAAGCAATCGCGGCACAAAAAGCCCACGCAAAAGCAATGAAAAAACAAGCCGCCGAACGCAAAAAAGCTGAAGAAAAGCGTATTGCCAAGCTGGAAGCCGAAAACAACGAGCGACAACTTTTGCGCGAAAAAGACCGCCAACTGCACATGATTCACATAAAACGCACTATCCGTGCGGAAAACAAATTCCATTTAACAGGAACGCTGGACGCACACCTCCAACTTGAAGCCATACACGCCGAAAGAGCCAAAGAACAAGCGGCATTTGTGAAAATTGCAAACGGAATCTACGAAACAGACAACTATACAAAAATCAATGCGAAACTTGACGGCATGATTGAAGCAAGCGAAAAACGCGAAAAAGCCGAACGCAAGCCGTTTGAAAAATTCATTACAGATTGGCGAATTAAAGCCGATGCGGAACAGGCAGCACGGGAAAAAGAAGCGCAAGAAGCCTTTGACGCAATAATAAACCAGCGTGTTGCGGATGGCGTTGCAAAAGCACTTGCGGCGCATGGACTTAACAGTGAGGGGGCGTAGTTTATGCGAGAACGAATGTTTTTATTGCCCGTCGGCGCGATGGGCGGTTGGCTTGCGGCAATATTTGGCGGATGGGACTTCGCCCTGCAAACCATGATTTTATTTATGGTGCTGGATTATATATCGGGCTTGATTGTAGCGGGCGTTTTCAAAAAATCGCAAAAAAGTGAATGCGGCGCAATAAGTAGCCGAGCCGGATTAAAGGGTATTGCAACAAAATGCATGATGTTGATATTTGTGATTATGGGACATCATCTTGACCATTTGATGGGATTGGAAATGGCACGGCAAACTGTAATTTTCGCATTCATAGCCAACGAAACCGTAAGCATAATCGAAAACGCGGGGCTGATGGGCGTACCAATTCCCGCCCCACTGGAAAAAGCAATTGATATTCTAAAAATGAAAGGGGACAACGGAAAATGACAATAGCACAAAGACCAAGCCCTAACCGCACGGTATTGCGGAATGGACGAATACCCGACATGATTGTGAACCACATAACGGAAGGTGCGTTTCCCGGCACACATGATTGGATTTCGCCGCGCCCGGCGGAAACGATTGCGCAATACCATGCGCGTGTCCCTGTCGCTTCCCGCGTTTCGTACACATTCACGATATCCCGACGCGGTGAAATCACGCAACACGTCCGAATCGAAGACACGGCGTGGGGCAACGGCACAACCACCGACGGCGGCAACCGTTGCCATACCACATCCCGCATTGCGGAAATCCGCCGTCGTCGCGAAAACGCCAATCAGTATACAATTTCAATCGGCTATGAAGGACGACACAGCGAAAAGCAAGGCGGACTAACGCCCGAACAGTCAAACGCCGCAATCTGGCTACACGACCACATCCGCAAGGAAGTACAGCGGATTTACGGCACAGAAATACCAATTTCACGGAAAAACATAATAGGCCACGTTGACGTAACCCCGCGCCACCGCCCCAACTGCCCCGGCGTGAATTTCCCCTTTGAAGAAATAATTTCAGCCCTAAAAAAAATGGAGGTGATGGAAATGGTTTACAGAACCGTAGAAGAAATGCCCGATTGGGCGCAACCGGGCATACAGCAATTAATTGACCTGCGTCTATTAAGTGGGCGTTCTCCCGGTAACCTAGACGTAGACGAAAATATGATGCGGACGCTTCTCGTTGTGCGCAATATGTTCGAGCATAAGGGGTTGCTTCCGGCAATTGCATCAAGTACACTATAGTGAGATGTAAAAGCGGTGTAGGTATGATGTTGTGTTAAAGCCACCTTAAACCAATCCCTTGCCGACAAGGAATCTGCGAAAGAAAACACTGCGGCTTTCCTCAAAACAATTCGGCAATATACGGAAGCGGAAACCATAACGCGCCAAATGCTGGTTGAGCTGATAGAC